AATCAGATATATCAGAGGCGCGTAAGTCTATGTCTGAGGCAGAATTCAAACAAGAGTACGAGGCTGATTTTAATACTTACGAAGGTCAGATATGGAGTTTTGACTTCGAGAAGAACGTTAAAGACTTGTCTCAGTTTGATACTAGAAAGATGGACGTCTTTGCGGGGTTGGACGTAGGTTTCAAAGATCCGACAGCAATGTGTATAATCGCGTATGATTGGGATACTGAACAATACTACTTAGTAGATGAATATCTTAACGCAGAGAGAACCACGGAGCAACACGCTGCCGAGATACAGAAGCTGATAGATAGATGGGATGTGGACTATATTTACATTGACTCCGCTGCACAGCAGACACGATTTGACTTTGCACAAAACTACGATATTACTACTATCAATGCAAAGAAATCAGTACTTGATGGCATAGGACATGTTGCAGCTATCGTAGATAATGGAATTCTCTTTGTCGATCAAGAGTGTAGACAATCACTAGTATGTCTAGATTCATATCAGTGGGACCCAAACCCTAATCTACTAAGGGAAAAGCCGAAGCATAACATGGCTTCGCACATGGCAGATGCAATTCGTTATGCACTATACTCGTTTCAAACTGCGAATATATCCTTCTAATGATACCTAGGCAAAAATAGTGTTTGACAAGTGATGTTAAACTAGATATAATTCTTCTAATGAAAAATCAGGAACCCGAACCAAAATGCCTAGGTTAAAACGAGATGTTGTAAAGTATGTACGAGACAAGGCAAAGTCTAAGTATAATAAAGGTTCGGCTTGTGAGATTTGTGGTGAGACAGAGCAGCTAGACTTTCACCACTTTTATAGTTTAACGCCCCTACTAAACCAGTGGCTTACAACCAACAAGCACAACCCTGAATATATACAATCACTGCGCGACGATTTTATAGAAGAGCACCATGCTGAGTTATATGACCACACAACAACTATTTGTCATACTCATCATTTAAAGCTCCATTCAATTTACGGTAAAGATCCTTCGTTAGGGACTGCAAAGAAGCAGATGCGATGGGTACAGATTCAAAGAGAAAAACATGGCTTGGTACAATAATATATTAGGTAGAACCGAGAAGTTGAATCCAGCCCAGCAATTTGACGTTGGAAAAAAGGAAGGCTCTAGGGAGCTGACCCTTAGTTATACGCGTGCATACGAAGAACTAGAGATAGTTAACCGTGGCGTGAATATGATCGTTGATGATTGCGCTGAGATTCCTACTCTTGTTAAACCTAATACTAGCACTAAAGGTGTTATATCAGGAATCAAGAGAACCAAAGTAGAGACCCTACTTAACCGCGAACCAAACCCTTATCAAGATATTAACAGCTTCCGAAGAAACTTAATTACAGACTTCATTGTTGATGGTAATATCTTTATCTATTTTGATGGTGCTCATATGTACCATCTACCAGCAGAGAAAGTTATTATACATGCAGATGATAAGACTTATATCTCTCACTACTCTTTAAATGATGTTGATTTTACTACTGACGAAATCATTCATGTTAAAGAGAATTCTTTCCACTCTATTTATAGAGGCGTTCCTAGACTAAGTCCTGCAGCACGAACGATGAATCTTATTTCATCTATGCGTAAGTTTCAAGACAACTTCTTTAAGAACGGTGCAGTTCCTGGTCTTGTACTCAAGACGGATAACACCCTTTCTGATAAGATTAAAGAACGTATGATTGTATCTTGGCAGCAACGCTATAGCCCAGACGCAGGTGGAAGACGACCCCTAATTCTAGATGGTGGTATCGAAGTAGATACTATCTCAAATGTAAATTTTAGAGATTTGGATTTTCAACAAAGCATAGCCGACAATGAAAAGATAATTTTGAAGGCACTCGGAGTCCCTCCGATTCTTTTGGACTCCGGTAATAATGCTAATATTCGTCCAAATTTACGACTCTACTATTTGGAGACTATACTTCCTATAGTTAGAAAAATCAATTTTGCAATGACTCGATTTTATGGTTTCGAGTGTGTTGAAGACATTACCGAGATTCCGGCTTTAGCCCCTGAGTTAAGTGATGCTTCAGCCTATTACACTTCATTAGTAAATGGCGGTATTATTACTCCTGCCGAAGCCCGAGAAAGACTAGGCTTCCCAGAGATAGATGGTACCGAAGAAATTCGAGTTCCTGCAAACATAGCAGGTTCCGCAGTCGACCCTACTGAGGGTGGACGACCTGTTGAGGACAATACAGATGGCGAATAAAGTAAAAATCAATAAAGCTCTTAAGAGTTTAACAAATCACTTCGTAAAAGAAGGTAAAATTCTTACTGAGATTGAGTATCACAAGCTAGGATCAACACAACCTGTTTTAGGTTCTACGCTTAATCATATTTTTGGAGGTTATATAGGTGCATTAAAGACACTAAAGGCTAGTACACAATTTTGGCCTTCTATCAAGCACTTAGATAAACCCAAAGTAAAACCTACAGTTAAACCTGTAGAAACTAAAGCACCCGTGGAGCCAATACTTGCTAAAAAGCCTGTAGCCGCTAAACCTGCTAAAGTTAAAGTGGAGAAGAAAGATGGATAAGATTTTTAGTCTTACGTCCACGTTTAAATCTACACAGGCGGAAGATGGTTCTGTGATGATTCGTGGTATGGCAAGTACTGCAGACTTTGATCGCGCAGGCGATTCAATATCAGCAGAGGCTTGGCAGAAGGGCGGCTTGAAGAATTTCGAAAAAAATCCAATTATTCTATTTAATCATGATTATGATAGACCGATTGGTCGCGCTACTGGGATGAAAGCTAGTCCCGATGGCTTAGAGTTGGAATGCAAGATCAGTAAAAGTGCCCCTGGCAATGTAGCTGAGCTTGTTAAAGACGGTGTTCTTGGAGCCTTTTCTGTTGGTTTCAGAGTCAAGGATGCTGATTATATTAAAGAAACCGATGGACTAATGATTAAGGACGCTGAGTTATTTGAGGTATCGGTTGTTTCCGTTCCCTGCAATCAGGCAGCTACTTTTTCGCTCGCGAAGTCTTTTGACTCAGTTGATGAGTACGAAGCCTTCAAAAAAACTTTCACTAATCGTGTAGATCTAGCCGGTCAGTCTCTGGCTAAGGACGAAGTTAATACTTCAAATGTAGCTAGGGATAACACACCGAAAAGCGTGGAGCTTGACTCCACAGATCAGGAGATCAAAATGGACAATCAAAACATCGACTTGGAAGCTTTTGCAAAGAAGGTAGCTGAAGATACAGCTGCTAAAATCGCAATGAAGCAAGCCGAGCAAAAAGCAGTTGAGAAAGCTGAAGCAGAGAAAGACGCTTCCGTAATCGAAGCACAAAACATCCGCGTTAAAACTGGTATTCAGTCTGGCGTAGAACAACTTATGGCTGACATGTCAGCTAAGATGGAAGCTAAAGATGCTGACCTTGCAAAAATCCTAGCAGAACATAAGTCTGACCTCGAAGAGAAGTCTGCTGAAATCACTGCTATGCAAAACAGCAAGAAGTCCTTCTCAGGACGTGAGCAAGACCTTAGCAAATTCGGTAAGGACTTCCTTATGGCTGACGTTCTTGGTAAAATTACCAAGAAAGGCATGAACGGAACTGCATTTGGACAAGCCCTTATGCAAAAACTTGGTGTTCAGTTTGACACTAACGCAGGCACTTTAGATACTATCGTTGCTACTCACTTTGAAGAAGAAGTACGTCTTCAGCAGAAAGTTGCTGGTCTCTTCCGTGAAATGCAAGTCAATTCTGGTGCTACAGTTCTTCCTTTGATGGACGACACTAACGTTGCTACTTTCGCTACTGGCGGAATCGGTGATGGCATCTTAGAGAACAGAACGCAGGTTGCTGCTAATGAGTTTGAACTTCGTGAAGTTACTGCTCTTGCTAAGCGTTTAATCTCTGGTACTTACATCGGTAATGATACTGATGAGCAAGTAGTAGTTACAATCCTTCCAATGATCTTGTCTGCTTTGGCTCGTGCTCACGCTCGTGCAATTGACAGCGCATTCACCATTGGTAATGCAAGCATCGCCGGTCTTTGTGGCGGAGCTGGTACTGACGGAGCTGGTTCATTCTTAGCTGCTGATTCTACTTCTGTAACTGACCTAGCCGTTAACGGTTCTGTTCCTTTGACTGCTGCAGCTCTTATGTCTGCACGTGGTGAGATGGGCAAGTATGGAGTTAATCCTGCTGATGTTGCTTATGTTGTTAGTGTTGGTGAGTATTACAACTTGATCAATGACGCTGGCTTCTCTGATGTTAGTGAAGTTGGTTCAGATATGGCTGCTAAGGTACAAGGTTCTATGGGTTCTGTTTACGGTTCTCCAGTAGTAATCTGTGATGCTTTAGGCTCTATTGCTACTACTAAGACTGCTGCTATCGCTGTAAACGTACACAACTATGTTGTGCCTCGTCTGCGCGGTGTTGCAATCGAAACTGACTATGAAACAGCTAATCAGCGTACTGCTATTGTTGCTTCACAGTCTCTCGGCTTTACTGAGTTGTTCCCTGGCGCTGCCGGTGATGCACCTGCAGTTAGAATCGAATACGCATAATTGTAAAAGAGTAATAAAACTTGGGGGGGTTCGCCCCCGAGTTTTTACTAATGGACTTATAACCTTATGGCAAATTTAATAACTTTAGAAGAATACAAGATAGCCTCCAAAATCACTGGACTTGGGGATGATTCTCGTATATCTAATTTAATTACATCTGTGAGTGCATTAGTAAAAACTTATTGTAACAACACTATAGTAGACCACTACAGTGCTAATAAAACGGAAACATTCAGCATCAACTTTGCATCAAGTTCGGTGCAGTTAACAGAAAGTCCTGTTA